GAAAGAGTGCAATACAACCTAGAGTAGTGGGACCCCTTTTGTGCAAAAAGGGGGGTCGGGTACAACCTATGATTGATTATTGGGATTTGTTTAGGATCCCTGGCGGCGTTAGCCGCCAGGGTTCGTGGTTAACTAGCCCAAATCTTTTGGGCTGATTTTTTTATTAGGATTGCGGGGCCAACAACAAAGTCATTACGACCTGTAATAAAGTTATCGTTGTCAAAAGTTTCCTTCCATAACTTTGTTGCCTGTTCGTTGATTGGTAATCCCATTAACTTACCCTCTTCGTTAATGATAAGATAATCACCATTTGGGAAAGTAATTCCCTCAACATATCCACCTACAAAATCTTGAGCCGATTTTAATGTCGGCTCATTCTTTACATCATCAATAACAACAAATTCATTTGCGTCAACTGATAATGTTCCATGTGGTAGTTTGATTTTATTTTTCATAGTCCTATATTATCCTACTTGCTCACTATTGTCAACCTCTTTTATAACTTTTATTTTATATGGATTGTTATGATAATCGAACTTAGTTTCCACAACTACATCAATTGGAGTTTCAAGGCACTCGGTTCTTGGGTGTAGCGCCATGAACTCAGACCAATGCTCATGCATAAAATCGTTCCAACAACCTTGGCTACAAAAAGAACTCCAAACTGTATTCTTATTCCATTGATTTTGAGGAATTTTTCTAGTCCTCAAAACCTTTGAACCTTTGACACCTCTTACTCTATCTTGTGTATGAGACGTATGGCACTTTGGACCATGGCACCAATTATATTCCATTAGTGCCTCACTTTCCAACTTCTTGACGCTGTTCTATATCCATGTGCGTCTAGGTCATAATAAACATAATAAGGGACACCTTGTTTAGATGTTCCATATCTTGACTTCTCATCATGTTTGCCACGTCTAGTTATATGTTTCTTATCCTTGTTTGAATAATAAACTATATAAAATGTTTTATTGTTTTCCATGCTTTCCTCTTTCTGTTAGTTAGGGTATCCTATCAAATATAGGATACCCTGTCAACTATTAATTTACAGATTGTTGCATTTGTTTTCTTGCAAAAGCAATTTTCTGTTCTCTTGTTAAGACCTCTTTATCTTCCAAAAGACTAGCCAGATTTTCTGGACTATAAATTGAAAGTGCTAAACTAGAACTTTCATTTAACATTGTTTCATTTAAAACAACGCCAACTTTATCAGCAAGTGCTTTTGCTTGGTCAAATGTTCTGTAAGATTTTAAACCTAATCTTAAAGTTTTCATTTTGCCCTCAACGTAACTATACATTTGTTCATGTTCTTTAATTACATTTTCAGCACTTTGAACATACATCTTAAAAAACTCTAAAGTGCTTTGGTCAACTTTATAGTTTCTTGAATGACAATAAGATGTTCCAATTACCCAAAGTTTAAAATCATTGTCCCATTTTGCTTTAGGTGTAACAATAGATTTATCATCATTAGAAGACGTATCGTAACCCAAAAATTTATTACAATTACTTTCGTCATTATAATATTTTGGATTTCTTTTTGAGTAGTCATTATCAATAGACAAGTGATAATCGGGATTAAGATTTTTTGCCCTCATCTCATCTCGATAGTATGCTCTTGCAAACTTTCTACCCATGTCAAACCTTATATGAACTTCTTGATTGTCAGTATATTCTTTCCCCTCATCATCAACTTTTGTGATTGGATTTTGAACATAAAAACAATTATCTTCATATAAGTCACCACCGCTATTGCTATATTTAGAAATCATCTTTCTAATTGTATCAACATCTTCTTGCGGTTGGTGAAACCTTACGACTTTATTGATAGCGACTTTTGCTTGCTCTCTCATAATGTCGTACTGTTCTTTTGCTTGTATCAATTTATCTTTTACTTTATCTTCATAAAAAGATTGGAATTGATCGGCAATCACTTTTCGCTTGTCAGCGTTAAGTGTTATCTTCTTTTGTTTTTCCATATTTATATTTCCTTTCATTTTTTTAAATTATACTATTGACAAATGTTTGTCAAGGGATTATATAGGAGATATTCCCTTTTGCTATTTACGGAATCAAAAACTCAAAATAGCTGGGACAACTTCTGGTTGTGTTTGCTTTGTACCACAATACACGCACAGCTAGAACTGATCCCTGGTCTAATTTGCTATGGCCTAGAAGCCTCGAGGATGCAGGTTGGACCTGGGATCAGTTAACTGATCAGGGCTTTCTATTAGTGCTTGTGTGTGCACCTCCACTTGTGCGAAGAGAAAGCCCGCTAAAAAAGAAATTTATGAGTAAGGGAGAATGGAGAAAAACAAACGCTAAGGCCGGGGCTACTAGTATTAGAATATTAGTTAACCATTGGCGCTGGCTAGAGGCCAACGGCTACAAGCGCCAAGCCGCAAGCTGCAAGCGCCAGGCGGCAAGCTTGACAAGATTGAATTATAATGTTATCCAGGAGTATGAAGGAGAAAGAAATGACAGACAAAGAAGCAATATCAAAAATAATTGAGGCGTTAGTTCTCATGACAAAAAGATTAAAAAAAATTGAAAAGGATGTTTTAAAATTATGCAAACAAAAGAAGCATTTAAAATAATTGGAGGTTCACTGTCCAAGCCTGGCAAGATGCCGGGCTGGTCCATCGGTATACCAGCCAAGGAATGCAAGACTGGGTCCAAGCTCAGGAAAATAAAAAACTCTGTTTGCTATGACTGTTATGCGCTCAAGGGCTGTTACGTGTTCAAAGTAGTTCAAGATGCACAATATCGTAGACTGAAGGCAATCAAAGACCCGCGATGGGTCCAGGCAATGGCTCACTTGATCAACAGCAAGAAGCCAGACGTATTTAGATGGCATGATAGCGGGGACGTTCAGGATTTAGATCATTTAAATAAAATTTATGAAGTATGTAAGCTCACCCCAGACAAGCGTCACTGGATGCCAACCCGTGAGGCATGGGTCAAAGACCATGTATCAAGAGCTCCAGATAATTTGATAATTAGATTTTCCATGCCTATGATCGATCAGGAGCCGGCTGGCTCCTGGTCTCATACATCGACTGTAGTTACAGCGGCTGCAACATGTCCTGCTCCTAATCAGGGCAACGAATGCAAGGACTGTAGAAATTGCTGGAATAAAGAAATAAAAAATATATCATATGGACAACATTAATGTTTAAACATCCAAAATATTATAAAGAATTACGAAAAGCGGGAAACGAGTTAGCGAAGCGCAACGCTGTCAAAGAAGACCTGGCATGTTCAGGCAGCTCACCCGTCCGTAATAATTCGGATCAGGTCATTAGCTCGTGTAGCAACTCGACGGAGTTAGCCCAGCGTGCACCTGGTCCGGGCCTCAAGCTTGACGTTCCAGCTCCCGCGGGTCCGAGCGTCAAGCCCCAAGCTTCAAGCAGCAAGCCTCAAGCTTCAAGCTCCAAGCGCCTCGAGCCACAAGCCACAAGCATCAAGCCCCAAGCATAAAGGTTCAAGCTTCAAGCCCCAAGCATCAAGCGCCTTGATCCCTGAACCAGGGAACAAATAATATTGAACATGTTTCGCGGACCTCGGATCGAGGGCCTCGACCAAGATAAAACTGTTACGCGGATGCTTCACGTGGAACGCAATTTGATGTGGTGAAAAACGGATCTTGTTACTCTTCGTGACTTTAAGTTCTACAGTGAAAAAGGTGCCAGAATCATTATAGCCCAATAGATCAGGAGTACCGGAAAGACTAAGATTTTCAAGTCTGATCCACGATATTTGTGGTATAGATTTTTTAATTTTTGCATATAATTTTCGCTCTGGTTTCAAGGTAACTAGGGCTTTCTAATTAGGTGTGTTAGGAGCGATAATTAACTTTGATCTCGTAGGTTTTAATACAACACGAATTGAATTCTGTCCAATAATATTTGACTCTTGCACTTCAATTCTTTTCACTTCTTCTAAGTGACCGTTGACTTCCATGTAGATCCTAGCATTACCTATCCCAGTAATTTGTCTGCCTTTGACACTCGTAAATTGTTCAAGATATTCTTGGAAGTGTTTTACGAACATCGTCTAACTCCTTTCTTAACTCTCCATTTAATTTCTTGTGACTTTCATTAATTGTTTGCAAATCTTTTACTCTCACATAGGCATCTCCTAAATGACTAGACAAAAGATTTACCTCGGCCTTTAAAACCTCTATTTGTTTTGTTAAATCTAACTTTCCTCGATCGTCTTTCATTATTGACAATATAGGATAGTTACCTTAAATTGTCAACCATGGGTTTACCAAAAAGACTTACAGAAATGCAACAAAGATTCGCTGAGTTTTTAGTATTCGGTGATGAGACTGGACCACTTACGCAAACAGAGGCCGCAGTCAAAGCAGGCTACTCACCGAAACGTGCAAGGCAAGAAGGATCAGAGTTATGCAATCCTAAGTTGTCTCCGCTTGTAGTTAAATACATAGGACAACTAAAAGAGGAAAGACTTAGAAAACATGAAGTGACTTACGAAGGACACATTGCAGAGCTTGCAAGACTTAGAGAGGCTGCGTTGAAGAAAGGGTCTTTCTCTTCTGCTGTGAATGCTGAAGCAAACAGAGGCAAGGCAGCAGGATTATACATAGACAGAAAAATAATAAAAACTGGGAAACTAGAAGATATGTCAGAACAAGAATTAGAAGCAAAGATGAAAC